AAACGCTGTCTGCGTTTAAGCTTCTTGCTCGTGCGCGAAATCTTGACTTTGAGACATCAAACATTGTATCGAAACAGATTGCAACCTACGAGCTTGAAGTAAAGCATGCCAAGGAAAACAATCAGGATGTAGAGGATTATGATGTCAATGATGATGTGCGGATTGAAGACTATGTGGACAGCCAATATCTGAATTTGTTTGAAGAAAGCAAGCAGTATCAGGGCATTGTTACTACGCTTGTTCCGCATCCTTGTGCACATATGCTTCTCGACAAAGATATCCGCAGAGAGATTGGCGTTATCCGCACGAAGTCCAAGACTGGCACAAAGAAGCCTGTGTACGCTGCATTCATTGACGGCACAACGGCCGATGTGTACGGCTATCTGAAGGCGGACTTCCTGCGTGTTGATGTCGTCAAGACGATTGCGGCTTCTTACGCATCCTGCGGACTGCCTGTCATGCCTGTTGATCAGCTTCTTGAAACCGTGAAGAATGATAAGGAAGTCTGGGATCTATATGCAAAAGGGTTCACAATGGGACTAAATCAGGTTGAGCAGGCCAAGACCACAGAGCGCGTAAAAACGTATAAGCCTCGCAATGTGGTGGAGCTTGCTGCATTTGTTGCTGCTGTGCGGCCTGGCTTCAAATCGATGCTCGACACGTTTGTAAACCGCAAGCACTTCGAGTACAATATTCCGTCACTCGACAAGCTGCTGCAGACCAAAGAGATTCCCAGCTCATTCCTGATGTATGACGAGCAAATTCTTACAATTCTGCAGGCCGCCGGCATTCCGGCTGCTGATGCATACATCTGCGTAAAGGCCATTAAGAAGAAGAAAGCAGACAAGGTGAAATCGTTCAGAGATCGTTTTGAAGATGGTTTCAAGAAGAAGCTTATCGAAGAAGAGGGCGCAACGGAAGAAGAAGCGCTCGAAGTCGTAGATAAGATTTGGACAATCATCAACGACGCGGCCTCGTATATGTTCTGTGCGGCGCATGCTTTTTCCATGGCTTGTGACTCTCTGTATGCTGCATGGCTTAAGGCGCATTATCCCTATGAGTTCTATACTTGCATGCTGAAGCTCTACACAGAGAAAGGCAACAAGGAAAAGATTGCCGCAATCACCAGTGAGATGGACAGATACAAAGGCATCAAGGTGACAGCTGGACGATTCGGACAGGATAATCGTGACTGGGTTGTGGACAAAGAGAATCACACAATCTCTCAGAACCTTAACTCCATCAAGTATATTTCCAGCAACGTGGCCACAGCTCTGTATAAGCTGGCAAACCGCAACTACGACAGCTTTACAGACTTACTGCGTGATATGCTGTTCGAGACACAAATCGACAGCAGACAAACCGAAGTTCTCATTTCGCTTGATTACTTTGAGAAATTCGGAGGAAGCAAGAAACTAAAGAAAGTATATGAAAACTTTAAAGAAGGAACAAACAAAATAACAAAGACTCTAAAAGAAGCAACTATAAAGAAAAGAATAGAACAACTGAAAGAAGAAGAAAAGAAAACAGAAGACGAAGAGCTGCCTATATACGAGAAGCTGAAAGCCGAACATGAGTATCTTGGACGGTGTGTAAGCTATAACAAAAAGGTCAATTCAAACTGCTATTTCGTTGACGCTGTAGATGATAAGTACGGCGTGAAGGTACAGCTTTACAGCATGCAGAGAGGGACAACCGGCGTCATGAAGTGCGCTAAGAATCTGTATGCCAAACACCCGCTGAAAGAAGCGCAGTGCCTGTATCTCAAACGTTTTGAGAGAAAGCCGCGCTATACCTACCACGACGGACAGCGCTTTGAAATCGAAGGCGTAACGGATTGTTGGATGCTCGAATACGAAATGATAGGAGAAGCAGCATGAAACGGTATATTTCATCTCCGGGACTTTTCGGAGGAACAAAACATTATGATGAATCGGGAAATCTTGTCGGCGAAAGCTGGGAAGGTATCGTTCCCGGATCGACTGTCCACTATGGACAGGATGGCTCTGTGATTGGCAGCTCTATGGATGGACTCTTTGGTAATACAAACCACTACGACTCATCTGGAGACTATGCCGCATCCTCATGGGATGGACTCTTTGGCACGAAGGATCATTATGGCGCAGATGGCGGCTATCTTGGTTCTTCTTGGGACAGTATGTCAGGAGAAAGCACGGACATCGACTTTGATTTCTGATTCATCACTAAAGGATAGTGATGATCATTGGGCTACATGTTACCATTGAAGTTTATTCGTGTTAGTGATCAGATGTCGATCTGCGCTACGCGAATAGTCGCGATCATGTCGACGCATGCTTATCAGGCACGGCGGCTGATCCGCGATGAGAAACAGTCTGAAACACTGCTGAATGCAGCCGGAAGAGGCAAGGTTAAGACGGCGATCATTCTGGACAATGGCGCCGTCATTGCCTCTCCGTTTTCAATTGGTCAGATTCTGCGCAATATCCAGAATGCTGACAGCAAACACTCCAACAATAAAAAAGTAAGCATGAGTTCTGGACTCAAAGTCTATGACTTTATAGAAGATGAGGTTTTTAACGATGAAGTTGAGGACTTTCCTGAGATTGAGGCCATAGACAACGAGCCGCAGAACGACGAAATCGACATGGAGACAGACGAATCCGATGAGGATGAGTCTGCCGACGATGTTCTCGATATTGCTTGGGATGGGGAGGCGAGTGATGAATGATACTTGCCGACCAATCTGCAACAATATTAAAGCCATCTGATCAACAAGGCGGCATATCATGTGCGAAGTCCATTGAGTATGCCGCAAGAAACTGTTACGCAAGTCAGGATAAGATCACTGACGATTCCTATCTACGCATGCTGCGCAGTCTGATAGATCGCGGCCATGAAGCACCCGTTGAGTTCGCTGATATGACTGTTGATCTCACCACATCTCGCGCCGTATTGGCAGAGATTACGAGACATCGAATGTCCTCGTTCTGCGTTGAGTCTCAGCGCTACATCCAGGAGGCCAAGACAGGCGACATTACATTCATCAAGCCTGATTGGTACAACGAGGACGAAGAAGATGATATGTCAGCAATGTGGCACAGCTCCATGCGCATGGCAGAGATCGCGTATAAAAACCTGATCAACACTGGCGCGAAGCCGGAAGAAGCGCGTGAAGTGCTGCCGAACTCAACTGCTTGCCGTATCATCATGAAGGCGAATCTTCGTGAATGGCGGCATATTTTTGATCTGCGCTGCTCTACTGCAGCATATCCGCCAATGAGAGCATTGATGCGCGACTTGCTGACACAAGCACACAACTTAATACCTGTTGTTTTTGACGATCTGTACGACAAATACATAGTGGAGGAAAAGTAATATGGACTATTTCATTTGGCAGCTTGACGAACCTGGCAACAAAAAGGGCATTGTGCTGGCTTATGACGAAGATGACGCCAGAGACAAGGTGTTTATTTGGCTTGGAGACTATAAGAGAGATCCTGATACCATCCTGATTGAGTGGCTAAGTTCTGACGCCACGGACGTAATTGAAATCGATGAACTGTAAGGGGTTGATTTCATATGGGAATTATCCTGTATACGACAAATTGTCCTCAGTGCAAGATGCTGGAAGGTGCACTGAAGAATAAAGGACTTGAATTCCAGACTGTGTATGGCGAGGAAGAAATCGCAAAGCGCGGCTATCATTCCGCTCCGATCATGGAGGCAGACGGCCATATTATGTCGTTTGCTGAAGCTGTCCGTTGGGTCAATGGGCTGAACGGAGGTGACGCAAATGTCTGAAAGTATTGACATCAAGTCAACTCTTGTGAATAAATATGCGCCATACCGCAGAGATATCAACTTCATCAAGAAGTACTGCGCTGCGCAGAACGCTGCGTCAGGCTCCGAGGTGGACGCAAACAGTAATGTGTCCAATAAGAACATTGCAACCATGGCCCCGGAGATTCACAAGAAGGATAATATTTATGCAAATCGTCTCATGATGCATGATTATTTATCCAAATTGTATAATGAAGATACTGCTAATGAGTATCTCCGCCAGCTTGAAGATCATGAGATCTATAGGCACGATGAGTCTGGCATGCCGGTCGGTACGCCATACTGCGCCAGCATTACATTGTATCCGTTCCTGTTTGATGGGCTCACAAAGCTTGGCGGCACAACGCATGCACCGAAACACTTGAAGTCATTCCTTGGCGGCTTTATCAATCTGGTGTTTGCTGTCTCCGCACAGCTTGCCGGAGCTGTGGCAACACCTGAATTCCTTGCGTACATGGATTACTTCATCCGCAAGGAGTACAGCAACGACTATTATCTGCATCCAGAACAGATTGTAGAGATGGGACTCAACCCCAGATCGATCGATGAGGTGATCACAGACGGCTTTGCACAGGTTGTTTACAGCATCAATCAGCCCGCCGCCGCTCGTGGAAGCCAGAGTGTGTTCTGGAATATTGCATATTTTGACTCATTTTATTTTGAACAGCTCTTTGATGGCTTTGTGTTTCCTGATGGCACAGAGATGCAGTGGAAGTCTGTTAGCTGGCTGCAGAAGAGATTCATGAAGTGGTTCAACAAGGAGCGTCTTAAGAACATCTTAACATTCCCCGTTAATTTGGCGGCATAATGCAGCGATGCATTATGAAAACAAGGTGAACTCGCAAATGCGAGGTGTGTACATGTTGAGGGACATGTATGCTAACGGTAAAATCTAAGGGTAATATATTTTATGAGAGGATTAAGGCGGTGATAAATTGAGAAAGTTTATAGATTTAACAGGGCAGCGATTTGGTTAGCTCGTAGTAAAAGAAAAAGTAAAAAATTACAACACAAAAAACAGAAGCGCAAAATGGATTTGCGAATGTGACTGCGGTAATACAACAATAGTTGCATCAAGAAATTTGATTGCTGGTGCTACGAAAAGTTGTGGGTGTCTTAGGAAAAAGAAACTTGAGGAACGTGGTCAAGATCTTGTCGGCAAACAATTTGGAGAATTAACTGTTATACGTAAAGAAGACGAATGTTGGTTGTGTGTATGTTCTTGCGGAGCATTGGTTAAAGCTAAAAGATTTCAGTTAAAGAATGGTTGGATAAAAAGTTGCGGATGTTTGAAATCAAGGCTTGAAAAGCAAGTAACCGAAGAACTATGCAAAAATAATATTGAACATATAAAACAATATACGTTTCCGAGTTTAGTGTCTGATAAAAACTATCCGTTACCATTTGACATAGCTATATTTAACGAACAAAATGGCTTGTTGTGCCTGATAGAATGTCAAGGCGTTCAGCATTATGTTGATGGAGAGTATGGAAAACAACAAAGAAACACAACAGACAGACAAAAACGTGATTTTTGTGCGAGAAATCGTATTCCTCTCTACGAGATCGCATATGATGACGATATCCCTAAAAGAGTAAAAGAAATCATAAGTTACCTATGATAATACCGTGCCAAGTCAGCGTGAGATTGCATAATCTCGCTCTGAAAGGTGTAACGACTATTCCTTTATGGAAGTAATCGCCCGGTGAAACTCCGTGCGGTGAAGCGCCTTGAACCTCTCTGAGGTTATGAGATAGTCTACTCCCCTCATAAATATCGGGAAACCGAGGGTATAAAGGAGAAACACTCAGCCTTCTTAATGATGGCAAAGAATTCTGCGACAAGGAATGGGCTGACTTTGCGGCAGAGATGTACGCAGAGGGCCATTCTTTCTTTACTTACACAAGCGACTCTGTGGATTCGTTGGCGTCGTGCTGTAGACTCCGCAACGGCATCCAGGACAACCAGTTCTCATACTCTCTTGGTGCTGGCGGTGTGTCTACCGGCTCTAAGTGCGTCATGACAATGGATGTCAACCGTCTTGTACAGAATGTGCTGCGCAATCATGAGATTGACAATACGGAGCAAGTGACACAGAGTCTGGAAGCTGATCCTGCGCTCATGAGCACGCTGCTGTCCGATATCTCGGATGCTGTCAGCGTTCAGGTTGAAAAGCTGCACAAGTATCTGACTGCATTCAACCAGATCGTCCTTGATATGCGCGACAACCACATGATTTCCATCTACGACTCTGGCTTTATTGCGCCGGAAAAGCAGTATCTGACAGTCGGCATCAACGGCCTCATTGAGGGTGCTGAATATCTTGGCATTAAGATCAGCGACAACGATGAGTATGCTGCATATGTCAATGCGATCATGGAGCCAATCTTTGAAGCCAATAAAGCGGCAAAGACTGAAACAATTATGTTTAACACGGAAATGGTCCCTGCGGAGAACCTTGGTGTAAAGTTCGCCAAGTGGGACAAGAAAGACGGTTATTCCGTTCCGCGTGATTGCTACAACTCCTACTTCTACAAGGTGGAGGATGAAACATGTAATCCTATCGATAAGTTCCGTATGCATGGCAGTCGGTATACTGGCAAGCTTGATGGCGGCAGTGCATTGCATTGCAATCTGGACGAGCATCTGTCCAAGCCGCAGTACGAGAAGCTGCTGAACTATGCCATCAAGACAGGATGCAACTACTTTACGTTCAACATTCCGAACACAATCTGCAACGAGTGCGGTCACATCAGCAAGCACAGACTGCAGAAGTGCCCGAAGTGCGGCTCTGAGAATCTGGATTACGCTACCAGAATCATCGGCTACTTGACCCGCGTGTCGAAGTGGTCACAGGAACGAAAAGAAGAGCATGAGCGCAGGTATTATGCGCCCTCCCAAAATTCTAACAGTCGAAATGAAACGTAATGATAAAGAAAACGAAAGGAGCACAGCATGAACTACACAGATCGAATTGATGGATTCCAGATTTGCGATCCGTCCTACGTTCCCGGCTTTGAGCCGAAGTGCACTACACCCGTCTACGACATTGTGAAGTGGTACACACATGAGCCGCTCGAAGTATACGACATGCTGACAAGAGAAAAGAAGACAGTGACAGAAAGCTGTTACGTCGTGGCGCGGCTTGTGTATGATACACACGAACCGTGTTTTGATTTCGAGTCCATCGGTCTCCGTTGGCTCGAAGCGCATCCTACGCAGGCTATCATCGACGCAATCACTGAGTTTGCTGAGAAGAAAGCAGACGAGATCGACAGCCAGGCTCTGATGGAAAGACAGAGCTGGGAAGTGTATGCTGACTACTGCGTGTGTCCTTTCTGCAGAACGCAGTCTTCTGCCGCAACAAAGTTCTGTCCATCCTGTGGGCGCCGTGTCTTCAGGAGGTATTGAAGTGCTGTACTATCAGGGCTATACCGTAAGCTTTCAGGAGGTGCCGGATGAAGTATCCCTCGTGGTTCTAGTAGCAGACTGTCCGCATAAATGCGCAGGCTGTCACTCTCCGATGCTGCAAAAGCCAATCGGATATGATTTGGAAAGAGATCTCAGAAAGCTCATCATGGATTATGACGGAGCCATTACTTGTGTCTGCCTGATGGGCGAAGGCAGAGACAGGGCCGCACTCATGCGATGCGCACAAATCATCCATGAGTGCGACTTTAAGGCTGCTGTTTATATTGGCAGCGGAGAGGGCGAAGCGTTGAAGCTTGCCCTCTATTTTGACTATGTGAAGTATGGCCCGTACATCGCAGAGCTTGGCGGTTTGGACAGCAAAACCACTAACCAGCACATGATCTGCGTGACAAAACGTTTCGATGACGGCATCGATTTCGAAGACATTACCTGGAAGTTCCAGAAAGACAAGTGGTGAATGCATGTGGAAACACATGTTTTCAATATAACAAGGAGTGTAACAATGCACTCCACACTAAACTACTTCATTCTATAGGAGGAATGAATTGTATGGCAATGGTAAATGGTACTCAGGTCGTAACTAACAAGTGTCGCTTCAACTACGTTCATGTTCTTGAGAAGTATGCCTCCAAGGAGAGCAACCAGGAGCCCATGTACAGCATGTGTGTTCTGATTCCGAAGAGCGACACGGAGACTCTGGACGCTGTGAACACCGCAATCGACAATGCGATCGACAAGAACATCAGTAAGTTTGGCGGCAAGAAGCCCAATAAGAACTCCAGCAGCTTCCACAATCCTCTGCGTGATGGCGATACTGACCGTAGCGATCATCCTGAGTATGCCGGATGTTACTTCATTAACTGCAAGAGCCAGTATAAGCCTCGTGTCGTTGACCGCAACAAGCGGCAGCTGGAAACCGACGATCAGATCTATAGCGGCATGTATGGCCGTGTGGCAATCAACTTCTACGCCTTCGCAAACAGCGGCAATAAGGGCGTTGGTGCCGGTCTGGGCGACATTCAGAAGCTTGAGGACGGCGACCGTCTCGGCGGCATGATGTCTCTCGATGCTCTGTTTGGTGACTCTGAGGGCGATGACGACAATAAGCTTCCGTTCTGATGGAGTGATGCCTATTGACAATAATTGGTATTGATCCAGGGCAAAAAGGCGGCTATGCGTTTCTGACAGACAATAAGTACGAAACGCATCCGTGGAGCGACGATAAGTTCGTAGATGATCTTTAGGTAATCAACGGCCCGGCATGTGCGTTCATTGAAAAAGTGGGCGCTATGCCGGGCCAGGGCGTTACATCGATGTTTCATTTCGGAAAATCAGCCGGATACATCGAGGGAGTTTTGAAAGCAATGCGCATACCGTATCAATTGATACCGCCGCAAAGATGGAAGAAAGCCTTCGGGCTACACTCAGACAAGCAGCAATCCATAGAAGAATGTGTGCGCATATTTCCCGATGCGAATCTTCTGCCTACCGCAAGATGTCGCAAGCCCTCTGACGGTATGGCCGAAGCGCTGCTGATTGCAGAATACGGCCGCCAAATAATTGAGAAAGAAGTGTGACTATGGCCAAAAAGATGTATATCTATCGTGCGGATTTTGATACCAAGAGCGGCCACAACAAACGTTTTTTCTATGCCAGGAACGCAAAGATCGGCAAGGAGTTCTGCGTCAAGTCGTATACCGAAGAGGGCGACAGGCGTCCAAGCAACATCAAGCTGAACAAGATCGGTAGAATGATGCTTGATGTGGGCAGCACCGAAGCTGCTCTCATGGACGAACAGGAAGAACTGCAGCTGATCCTGCGAGATTATGGTGCGGGTGTGAAGTACGCTGAGCGCGATGATGTCGATGGGTACTATAAGCCTGTTGGCGGAAACGCTGAAGCTGAGTCTTCGGATACCGCAACGGAGAGTGACGCGATTGGTTGAGATACCGAACGAGTACAAGGGCTATAAGACCATCCTGTATAACGACAAGCAGCTATCAGACTTCTATTCCGATCTGGGAAAGAACACATATGACCTGTGTGAAAACCAGTACATTGTGATTCTCGGAGAAGACGGAAAGCCTGTTGACCGCTATAAGTGGCAGGATGGCCGCCACAAACCTATATTCAAAAAGCCTATTGAGAGTTCCGCTGTCGGCAAAGTGAAGCCGAAGAACACAGAGCAGGCTTTTGCGATTGATATGCTTATGGACGAAACGACAACCGTGAAAATTATGAGCGGTTCGTTCGGTTCGGGCAAAACGTTTCTGTCTTGCGCATGTTCTTTCAACATGCTGCAGAACGGACGCTTTGATAAGTTGATGTGGATCAGAAACAATATCGAAGTCAAGGACTCAAATCCGATTGGCTTTCTGAAAGGCACATTCAACGACAAGATGTCTGTGTGGGCGATGCCGCTTGCAGATCATATCGGTGGCAAGTTCATGCTCGACCAATATATGCAGAGCGGCAAGGTCGAGGTTGAACATCTCGGCTTTTTGCGTGGTCGCGACATCAAGAACTCTATTATCTTCTGCTCTGAGGCAGAGCATTTGACTCGTGAGCACGTTCAGCTACTGCTTGGGCGTGTTGGCGAAGGTTCCATTCTTATCCTCGAAGGCGATGTGCGACAGATCGATGCAAAAGCATTCGAGAGAGACAACGGTCTCGTGGCCGCAATCGAAAAGCTGAGAGGAAACCGTCTCTGTGCATACATGCACCTCGACGAATCTGTCCGTAGTGAAACTGCGAAACTCGCAGATTTACTAAATATTTAATACGACTTACAAAGGAGAAAAGCATGAGCGAATTTGCTGAGAACGAAGTGGTTGAACTGAACATTGGTGACAATCGTCTTCCCAATCCTGATCTGATTTCTTATTACACGCTGGAGAAGGAGCGCAAGGTTTACCTTGACACAGAAGTTTGCCCCGACGTTCTGACAATTCAGCGACTGATTTTCCGCTGGAACATGGAGGACAAGGACAAGACTGTGGAGGATCGCACTCCGATTCGGGTCTATGTCATGTCCTATGGCGGCGATCTGGACTATATGTGGTCTCTGGTTGATACTATCATGCTGTCCAAGACTCCTGTGATTACGATCAATGTTGGTGTTGCGGCATCCGCTGCGTCAATCATTTTCATTGCCGGACATCACAGGCTGATGATGCCTAATGCCAAGGTAATCATTCATGAAGGCAGCGCACAGCTTGCTGGCGATGCTGTAAAGGTCATGGACGCGACAGACAGTTACCGCAAGGAACTGAAGCGCATGAAGGACTTCATCCTGGAGCATACCAAGATTCCGCAGGCAACGCTGAATCGCCGCAAGAATAACGACTGGACGATCGATGCTAAGTACTGCCTTGAGAATGGCGTGTGCGAGAAGATCGTTGAGTCTCTTGATGACATTCTGTGAGGAGGTTTATTATGCCTACTAATCTGTTGAGTCGCTGGTTAGAACCCACTTATGAGCCAGACGATTTCATTACCGTTACGTCTATGTCAGCTGGGCCAGGCGACGCGTATGCTGTTGTTAAGTGCGAACCGAACAACAAGCCAAAGAGCAAGCCGAAGAGCAAGCTGAAGAACACCAAGACGCTGCCCGGCATCAAGCACATTCAGTTCAATGAGAAGAGCGGCCATACCGCCATTGTGTGGGAGGACGACACTTCTACTGTTGTGCGGTGCGGAGAGAACGAGCCGTTTGAGCGTTATGTCGGCTTCTGTGCCGCAGTGTGCAAGAAGCTCTTCGGCTCCACTTCTGCAGTTAAGAAAATTATTGACGATAAGGACGCGAAGCTTGCGAAGGAACGTCGTGAAGCAGAGCGTCAGCGTAAGGCAAAGGAACGCCGCGAAGAGGAAGCAAGGAATCGTGAGCGCAGACTTTCCAAAGAGGAAAAGGAGTTTGTGGAACTCTATAACCGCCTTATGGCGCGTGTGCCCGATTTCGAGAATCTTGCAAAGGAACTTCTGAATGCGGCAGGTGACACAGATGGCGACTGATGAGTTCTATGGCTATGAAATGCGCATCATTAAGAATCCTGACACTGAGTATGTCAAGGAGCTGAAGAAGCGTATTAAGGCAAACAATGGCTACTGCCCGACACAAATGGATAAGAGCCCGGACACTAAGTGTCCATGCAAATATCATGCGGAGACCGGAGACTGCATGTGCGGTCTCTGGATCCGCGTTCCGGTGTGAGGTGCTGCATGATTCAGATTGCGACTTTTGAGAAAGTGTCCCTCAACGAATACATTGCAAGCAGGATGATTCTTGGAGAGGAGACGCTTGGAGATGCACGTTATAAGGAAATGGTTGAACAGTTTACAAGAGAGTGGGAGAGCATTAAGCTGCCTTCTCGCTCAACCGAAGGTTCTGCAGGATATGACTTCTTTTCTCCTGCAGCATACCATGTGTATTCTGATGATTCTTCATTTAAGCGATTTAACGAAGTCGTCTGCACAGGGATCAGAGTTCGCATTGAACCAGGTTTTGTTCTTTTACTCGCTCCTCGTTCTGGCCTCGGTTTTAAGTACGGCCTTCGACTCGCGAACACAATCGGAGTAATTGACAGCGATTACTATAACGCCGACAATGAGGGGCATATCAAGGCAAAGCTTTGCGCTTCGGACGATGTGTTCATCAATGCAGGCGATCGGTTCATGCAGGGCATTCTGGTTCCGTTTGGCATTGCCACAAATGATTCAGATTCTGATCTCGGTGTGCGTACTGGTGGATTTGGCTCTACTGGAAAGTGAGATGCTTATGATTCTGAAAATACTTGGATTATGTTTTCTGTGCATTTGTGTAGGCTTGCTGGCAGGGCTGGCAATTGCGATTATTGTAGGAGATGATGTTGATGATTGAGGCTTTTGTGCCTCGTCCGTCTGTGAACGGACAGATAAAGAACGATACAGCAGTGCGCCAGAATGATGCCGTGTCGCATCCTTCACACTATACGTATGGCAGCATTGAGTGTATTGATTTCATTGAAGACAAAGAGCTGAACTTCAACAGAGGCAACGCGATCAAATATATTGTTCGCGCAGGACATAAAGAAAACGAACTGCAGGACTTGCAGAAGGCAAAATGGTATATCGAGCGCGAGATTTCGCGAATTGAGAAAGGAAGCAGCACATGACACACTACAGATGCGCAGTGTTTTCCAACGATCCGAGTAAGTTTGATGCACTTCTTGCGCCATACAGCGAAGTGAATAGCGATTACTACCGCTTTGTGGCAATAGACGGAAAGCATCAGAACTATCTCGCTGAAAGATACAGAGACGATATCAAAAATGAGCGCTTGCTGAAGAACGTGAGCTTTGAAGAGTGGGTTACCGCACGGGGCTATACGTACAACAACGGCGTTCTGGGCGTAAACGAAAACCCCAACGCAAAGTGGGACTGGTACACGCTTAACGGCGGCGACTGGGAGTTTGAGTTTAAGCCCGGCGAGGCATATGACGAAAACGGAAACGCAAGAAAGAACCAGTTCTCCTATAAGAGCAGCGAGTACGATGAAAAGAAAAGCACAACACGCTACAAAGAGATGGAAAAGATCGCAAATGACAGAGAAAACGAAGAGTATGAAAGCGCAAACAGATTCCTTGAAGACTATCCTACGCTGAACGAGTATCTTGAATACATGGAAACAGAATTCCCGTATGCGTACATTACGCCTGATGGCGAGTGGCATTCTGCGGGGGATGTTGGATGGTTTGGAACATCGGACGATACGCCCGAATCGCGCAGAGCGTACTTCAAGAAGTGGTCAGAATGGATCAATTCTCCTGAGAATCCGTATGTGAACTTTGTGGACTGCCACATTTGATCACATGCGAGCAATTCTGAAAAGCATTCTGATAGCGCTGGCTCTTATAGCCGGCGCTTTGCTCTGCGTTGTTTTTGATTTGCCGCAGATACATACTCAGTTTATTCTTCTGCTCATTATTCTTATAATCGCCTTTATGTTCAACAACAACTACCCTCCAATAGCATAAGGTGGTGATCACATGGGCATGAGGGAAATCAAAATGGCACAATGGTCCGATAAGTACTGTCGTATCTGCAAGCGCAGAATGAACAAGTGGGATGAGAGATGCAGCAGAGCAATGCGAGATCCGCCTACTTGCGAGAAATGCCTCGCAGAAAAGTACAACAAGACGATACCTGAACTCAATGATTTTCTTGACGAATGGTATCATATCAGATCGTGTCAATTTAAATAATTAATCTATATTCTCCACCTTTTGAACGTGTTTTCAGAGGTAGGTGGACAGTTATTCCACTTACTGCCTGAAAGCCTCTGTCAGCCCGCAAAAACACTATGTTTAAATAGGGCTGAAGGTGGAGAAAATATGCTCCATTAGCTCAGTCGGTCAGAGCGGCGGCCTTATAAGCCGTGTGTCCCGCGTTCGAGTCGCGGATGGAGTACCAAAGTGCAAAGTATGCACATGAAAGTGCAAAATGTGCACTCAACACCAGGATGAAGTGCAAAGTATGCACTCAGTATCAGGACAAGCACATGGAGGTGCATTGATTAATGGTTAAGGAAAACATGACTGTCCACGAAGCTCTGTGCGAACTCAAGACTCTCAGCAAGCGTATCGACAACGCAATCATGATGTCCGTTCCTGTTGCGGTTAAGGAACACTCTGCCACCGTCGTGAACGGTAAGCCCGTTGCGGACTGGATCGCCAGTGAGCGCGGCAACTATCAGTCTGCGATGAGCCTGATCAATCGCATGGTAGCGATCAAGGCTGCTATCAACAAGTATAATGCTGAGAAGCATATTACTGTTGCCGACAAGGACTATACCATCGCTCAGGCCATCTGGCTCATGACGCATGGTATGGCGTATAAGCAGGAACTGATGGACTGCTACACGACCAGCCTAACGAAGGCGAACCGCGCCATTGAGACTGCCAATGGCGACTCTCTGAACAGCAAGGCAGAAGCTGCGATGAATGCCATCTTCGGCAGTAAGGACAAGACTGATCCTGCCGTCTATCTGAAGGGCATTCAGGACTACAAGGAGCAGCACCGCAAGGAGATTGTTGATGCTATCGGTATCGAAGCCGCCATCAAGAGCCTTGATGAGGAGATTGCCAGCTTTAACGCCAAGGTGGACTCTGCGATCCAGGTTGCCAACGCAACCACCGTGATCGAAATCGAGTACTGATAGGAGGATAAAACATGGACGAACGAGCTATTCATCTTGTGCTCAACTACGTAGCAGAGCACTTGGACAAATCCGATCCTGAACCTGACTTTGAAGTCTACATCGTCTGGAAGTGCAAGGCATTGCAGAACTGGAAGTATCTGCTCAGCACCTCTATTTTCGACGGTATGTATTATGAACTGACGTACAACGGCGATAAAAAAGAATGGTACTTGGATGCTTACAAGAAGTTTCAGAACAAAGTAATTCCTGATTGACATAACACTTTGCGCATATACAGCGAAAACCACAAACCCGCACTTCATCAGATGTCCCGGCGGAGACCTGACGTAAATAAATAATGTGCCGCCGTCTATAACACGGACTTGAAATCCGTAAAAGATATTGTATGAATACGTTCTGCGAGAAACAGAACACAATTTCATTGATTATCTTTTATTGAGCATCGATTATTTCTATATTTAATACTGAATAAATAAGTATATATTGACTACAGAATACTCAGTATTGTTCATGAAATAGAAAAATCTTCGATGCCAGGTTAAGCTTCTAAGTGCGGAATGAGCGGTGGGGGTCCTCGAAGCTGCTGTATATGCGCAATTATAGTTTGTGGTGCCTGGGCGCTTAATGGCACGTTCGATTCGTGCCTCCACTTTGCCGGATTAGCTCAGTTGGCCAGAGCGGCTGATTTGTAATCACCAGGGCGTGGGTTCAAGTCCCACATCCGGCTCCATGGGCTCATAGTGGTAATGGTCAGCACTTCTGCTTTGCAAGCAGAGAGTCCGGGTTCGATTCCCGGTGGGTCCATAGTTATACAGATTGGAGTGAATACATTGAGACGCTTTACTGCGATTTTACTGTTGGTTGCACTGGTTGTTGTTGTCGTTTTGTGCCTGATTCCGATCAATGCGCAATCTGAATCAGAGGTTGTATCAAACGAGACGCTCGTTTCTTCTGGCACTGTGCTGATTGAACCAGAACCGACACCTGTCCCAAAGACAGTACATATCGAATGGGAAGGCGGCAGTTTGCCTGCTGTTGTGACAGTTGGCACGCAGTTGAAAATTGTCAGCAGGCTGATTGGATTTGAAAACGTAGAAGACATTGCGTATGTGTGGCAGGTTGATCGGCATGACGGACTTGGATTTGTGCCAATTGAAGAAGAAACGCAGTCATATCTTGTCATCATTGCGACACAAACAAGTCTAAGCTACGAGTATCGTCTCACAGTTTTGTGGAATTGAACCGGCAAAACGCCGGTTGATGGGGATTCGTATAACGGCCAGTACAACAGACTTTGACTCTGTTAGCGATGGTTCGATTCCATCATCCCCAGTTCGTGTGATATATCGCAGAAAGAACTGTAAGAGGGCTTAGGCCCTCTTTGTGCGCCATTGGTGTAATGGTAACACACCATCCTTCCAAGTTGGTGTTGCCCGTTCAAATCGGGTATGGCGCTTCGCGGCTTTTCACACTCCAGGCCGCGCACTTGACTTTATTCGTGCTCATGTCACGTATTCTGCATAGGATACGTGACACTTCGAGGTGTAGCTCAATTGGCAGAGCGCATGGTTTGGGACCATGAGGCCGAGGGTTCGAGCCCCTCCACTTCGACCATTCGCGAAAGCGAAAATCATATTTCGGGAGGATCTGTCATGAAGATACACAATGCCATTGCGTTGACCGACAACTCTGAGATCAAAGGGTATGTTGTCATTGAGAACGACGATAACAATTTCCGCGTTTTACAGCGAAATGTTGCCGTGATTGGAAACGTAGTTCTTCGTGCAATGAGAGACGGAATACCGGCTGAGGAAATGTACGATGAAGTTAAGCGAAGAATCAATGTTGCTAGAGTTATTGATGCTGATTGCTGCACCATCGTGCCAGACGAGAACGCGGTTGACGCTAAAATCGATTTGTGGAATGGAGAAGTTGAAATTACTTACAGAGCGCAGCTCGAATGGTATCTCAACACTGCCATAAACAAGCTGCCGGAAGAGAAAATAAGAGAAAGAACAAGAGAAGCCGCCATGAAGCGTAAACTCAAAGAGTGATTCTCGTATAAACACTGCGTTGGTGTGCGTTGCGGATGCGCATTAACGCACATGCTGCGTTGGCAGAGCGGCTTATTGCAGCGGTCTTGAAAACCGCCATGTGGAAACACATCGGAGGTTCAAATCCTCCACGCAGCGTTGCCCAATTGGGCATATATACAAAAGAAAAGGTGTGATGGAATGGGTATTCTTTTGTTTGTCGCAGCAATCATCGGCATTGTTGCGTGCATCGTAGCGTTCAAGAGCGACTATAAGCTTGCCGCAGTCGGGTGCCTTGTTCTCGGCATTGCATTTGCTGTAGTTTCATGTGTGGCGTCTGTGCCAACAGGCTATACCGGCATCGTGACGACGTTTGGCAGAGTGCACGATGAAACGCTCAGCGCAGGTTTCCACGTCAAAGCTCCGTGGGACAGTGTTGTCACGATGGATAATCGTGAACAGCGATACTCGTACACAATTCAGGCATTCTCTTCTGATATTCAGGAAGTTGATATTCAGTGCTCTGTGAACATCAGAATCAATGAGGATACCGCGATGACGCTGTATCGCGATGTCGGCGAAAACTACGTTCAGACGCTCGTGTATCCTCGTGTGCTGGAAAGCACAAAGATTGTGTTCAGCAGATATACCGCAGAGCATCTTGTTGAGAATCGCGACAGGCTGTCAACTGAGATCATTGCGATCCTGACTGAAGATCTTACCCAGTATGGCGTCGATGTAATGAGTGTGTCCATTGAGGACATTGATTTCTCTGATGCCTTTACGAATGCTGTGGAGGCAAAGCAGGTCGCAACTCAGGAGAGACAGCGCGCACAGACCGAACAGGAGCAGCAAACGATGGTGGCGCAGCAGGAAGCTACTCGCCGTGAGATTGCCGCCAATGCCGAAGCAGCGGAAGCACGGATTCAGGCTGATGCTGATGCCTATACGACTACAACCAGAGCAGAAGCTGAAGCGGAAGCAAATCGCCGTATTGCAGAGAGCCTCACTGAGGATTTGCTGCGCTATACCGAGATTGCCCGCTGGAACGGTGAGCTGCCCATGTATTTCTATGGCGGCACATCGACTCCGCTTCCCATTATCAACATGGACTGATTACTTTCCTGCCGAATATCGGCAGGATTTGGCCTCTTAGCTCAGGTGGATAGAGCAGCAGCCTTCTAAGCTGCTTGTCGTAGGTTCGAGTCCTACAGGGGTCGCATTTTCATTAACTCAAAAACGAAAGGAATGATCATCGTGGACAACATTTACCGCATCGAAAACTGCAGCGTTTGCGGCAGAGAAATCAGATCCAAGCTTATCAGTAAGTATGCTTGCGGCACTGATTATAACATCAACCAGTTTGAACCAAAGACAGTTAATCTCATTATGATTGGTGCAAACAAGCAAAGCAAGAACTGGACGCTTTGTCTTGGCTGCGCAGATGCGATAGAGAGTGCGATCAACGAAGTGTCCGATAAATACCGAGATAGAAGGATGTGTAACTGATGGGTCGTGTGTTTGTAACCGGCGATAAGCATGGCAGTTTTAACTTTGAGGACTATCCGAAGATCAGGATGATGTGCATGAATCTGAATACGACAATCGATGATGTGATGATTGTGCTTGGTGATCATGGCATTCATTATGACGAAGGCCGACATGATGCGGAGTGCAAGAAGATGCTTGGGGAGTACCCGATCACGTTCGTTATGATTCGCGGTAATCACGATATGCGGCCATGTTCCGATTGGGAGCGCTGCCACATCGAGAACGATACGATGGTCGGCACTTTCATTGTTGATCCTGTCGCAAAGAACATTCTGTACACAGAGGAGTACGGCTGGTACTGGTTCAATGACATTCCTGTGTTTGTGGCTGGCGGTGCGTACAGCGCGGATAAGTTCTACAGGCTTGAGATGCAGAAAGTTGGGCACAGAGGATTCCTGTGGTTTGAGGACGAGCAGCTGAACGACGATGAGCGCAAGGCTGCAGAAGAGCTGTTATTCAACTATGACCACGGCGAGCGGCCGTTTGTTATCATGACGCACACTTGTCCGCAGAGGTTCACTCCGACGGAAATGTTCATTCCGCAAGTTGATCAAACAAGCGTGGATCGCACAATGGAGATATGGTTTGACGATATCTATGACAGAATCTGGAAAGAGAACAAAGATTTAGCAAGATGGTATTGTGGCCACTGGCATACTGACAAGACAGACGACATGGTGCGATTTGTGTTCCACGATATCATAGAACTGGGTGATGCATAATGGAAACAAATCTCAGCTACTGCGGCGGCAGCAAGGCGTTCTTCTCATCGGATGCCAAGAAGTGGATTGGTCACATCAGGACGCTGGCCGCAAAGAATCCTGATGAAGTAAAAATCATTAAGCAGCCTGAAGAGAACGATGGCTGCATCTATGCGGAAGTGCCTGTCGAGTACTTCAAGCTCACACCGAAGAGAAGGCACGTCATGACCGAAGAGCAAATGGAAAGAGCAAAAGAACGAGGCCGCAAACTGGCGGAATTGCACACAAAGAAAAACAAAGGAGAATAAGTATGGGTTACTACACTTCTTACACTCTGGAAATCAGGGGAATTGAGGTTAATAGCACAAACGTAATTGATGCGCTTATCGCGGAAATGTCCAGCATGGGAATCATCGGCTACGCGCTCGACTCGTCCTATTGGACAGACAATCACGGAACTCTTGTGTTCGACTCGACTGAGTCTGTGAAATGGTACGACCACGATGAAGATATGCTGAAGCTGTCTAAGACATTCCCGGAATACACATTCAAGCTCAGCGGCGATGGCGAAGACAATGATGATAGATGGGACACGTACTACCATAATGGCGAAATGGAAGATTGTCCTTGGAGCCCAACGCCGCCAAAGAGAATTGCTTGGTGACATACAGGAGGTGATATCGTGCGCACAAAATCTGAACGCCGGCATAACGACTGGCGAAAAGCAATCAGGAAGAAGAGAATCTCTGACCAGTACGCTTGTTTTCAGAATAACGGTACTCATTGGTACGATAATCTCCATCAATACAGCAAGAACAAAATTCACTGCTCATGTCCGTTGTGCCGCAGTAAGACAAACGACCAGTCAGTGTGCGGCCCTGCTATGAACTGGCCGGAGCGCGACAGAAAGCAGATTGACCGCATGCAGCAAGATC